ACAGGCTCAAACTCCTGCACCTAAAAAAGATCAAGTGACCGGAAGCGCTAAGAATCCAGAAGGAAGCGCAAGCGGTTCGCGTGGTGGAATCGAGATCAGCGAGCAAGCTGTCAAAGCTCTTGAAAACATGATCGACAAACACAATGACCAATACAAAGCTAAGTCTAAGAAAGTAGACATGGGAATGTTGAAGGCAGTGTTTAGACGTGGAGCCGGTGCTTTTTCTGTTAGCCATAGACCAGGCATGACTAGAACCCAATGGGCGCTTGCTCGCGTTAAGACTTTCCTTAAGTTGGTCGGTACAGGCGAGCGGAAGAAAGCATACAACACAGATCTTGACTTGCTTCCCAAAGGTCATCCACAGCGCACCGAGAAGGAAGCTAAAGCTGAAACTTTAGCTATTCCTGATAAGTACAGTCACATTGACTTTACTCCACCAAAGGGAGCGCAAGAAGCTGCCAAGCGAGCGCTTGAAGTCAGAGCGACCAAGCCACCAAGTCAACGTGGTATGACTGATGTTGGCATTGCTAGAGCTAGAGACTTAGGCAATGGGAAGCAACTATCTCCCGATACTGTTAAACGTATGCTCAACTACTTCACTCGACACGAAGTAGATAAACAAGGTTCCACGTGGAACGATCAAGGCAAGGGCTGGCAAGCTTGGCAAGGTTGGGGCGGTGATGCCGGCTTTGCTTGGTCAAGGAAGGTTGTTAATCAAATGAAACGTGCAGACGAAAAGTCAACAAGCCTTAGAGCTTATGGCGAAGCAATTCAACTTACTCACCTAAGTGAGCCAAGCTATGACATCCCGGATGGACTCACCATTGGGAAGCCATTCAAGACTTTGGCGCTTGGTCAAGTATCATCACGAATGAATGGTGAGAACATTGGTCAAGAAATAGATCATGAGCTTCTCAATGAAATGATCAGAGTCTTCAATGATCGCAAGCTTGCGGATCCTGTCATTATAGATTGGCAACACGCGACAAGTCCTTTTCAAGGTGGCTCTCCTGCACCACCTGAAAGCGGAAACGCGCTTGGCTTGATCGTTGAATTGGAACTTAGAGAAGATGGACTCTATGCAACACCAGCATATAACGAGCGCGGTCTTGATGTTGTCAAGTCTGCCGGCGGTGTTCTTTGGTCAAGTCCTGAGTTCTTGAATGGAGAAGTATTCTCCAGAGATGGCGGATCCAAGATTGGAGACGCTCAACTACTAGCAATCACTCTCACTCCCAGACCTGCTCAATCAAACGATAAGATTGGCCGGGTACTTTTAACCGAAAGGATAAACTCAATGGAAAACATTGAAAGCTTATCTGTTGAAGAACTGCGCCAAATGCTCGTTGCAAAAGATGCTTTGGTCAAAGAACTTGAACAAAAGATGAAAGACATGATGGAAGATTCTGAATCTGCAATGGTCGATCAAAAAGAAGAGACTATGAAAGAAGAAGAAGACAAAGCCGAAAAGATGAAAGAAGACGAAGAAGATAAAGCTGAGAAGATGAAAGAAGACGAAGAAAAGAAGTCTTATAAGATGTCTGAAAAGCTTACTGAGTCTACTTTATTAAGTGAAGTTCAAGCGCTTCGTGAGAACAACGCTAAACTTGCACAGCGTCTTGAAGCTATTGAAGCAGAGAAGAAAGAAGTTGAGAAGCGCGAAGCAATCAACACTCTTTTGAATGAAGGCAAGATCACTCCAAGTGAAGCTGTTGTCGCTGGCAAAGCTTTCGAGCTTCGTGAAATCCAATCTGAGTTTTGGACAATGTTCAGCGAGCGACCTTCTAACAGTGCTCTTCCTTTGGTTGAAGTTGGTCATGGTGCAAGTGGCCAAGAAATCAACAAAGCTACTCTTGACCAAGAAGTCCGCAAATTAGCAACTGAAAAGTCTGTAAGCTATTCAGAAGCTCTTGACCTATTCGCTAAATCAAATCCCGATTATTACAACAAAGTATTTGGAGCTTAATCATGAATAACATCATTAAGACTTTCGTGGCTTCAGAAGCCATCACTGAGTTCGCACTCGTTTCTTCAACCACCGATGGCAAGATTGCAATCACTGACGCAGCAACTGACGCTCGTTGCATCGGCATTGCACAGCGCGCTTGCGCAAGCGGTGAGGTTGTTGAGGTTCTTGTTCAAGGTGAATCACGAGTGATCGCTGGAACTGGTGGAATTGCAAACACTGTTTCACTTGTTATGGCTGCCGCCAATGGAACTGTTTTAGCTCACGCTACTTCAGGAAATTACGCAATCGGCCAAATCCTTCCAAATGTGAACCAAGCTTCTTCAAGCGCTAATGATCAGATCTTGATCAAGTTCACCGGCCCTAACAATCTACTTCCTTAAGGAGTTAAATCATGGCTTCATCATATTCAAATCTACATCCTGTTGATCAGATCTTAACAAGCCTTGTCCAAGAAGTTGTTCCTAGTGATAATCAACTGATTGCTGACAAAGTTCTTGAGACTATCAAAGTTCCAGAGCGTTCAGGAACTCTACTAGTTGAGAACACTCGTAATTTCATGGGTGCAGGTGCAGGCCTTGACCTTGAGCGTGCTCCCGGTTCAAGTCGTACTTCAATCGGTGGTTTCGATCGTTCAAGCCAAACTTTCAAAGCTAAGATCTACAGCGCAAGCGATTCAATTGCAATGGAAGATATCTTTGACAGCCAATATCCTGGCTCAGAAGAAGCTCGCATTGCAAAGAAGGTTGCTCGCGTAATGAAGCTCGCTCGCGAGAAGCGCGCAGCTGATCTTCTTTTCGGTACAGCTAACTTTAACAACGACAGCGCTACCAATGAGTTTGGCGGTAAGTTCAACGCTGTTGGCGCGGAAGCTCTTAGCTATCTTCACGAGTTGAAGGACACTGTATTTGAAGCTGCTCATGGTATCAATCCTGACACCTTGATCTTTGGTCGTCAATTATTCCGTGAACTTGCTCGCAATCCGGAAGTTCGTGGTTATGTTGGAACTAGCGCCAACGGTATCGCAAGCGGTGAGCGCATCTTAAACGATGAAGCTGTTCTTGCTGTTCTTCGTGATGTTCTTGGCATCCCTAACATCTTTGTTGGTCAAGCTCGTCAAGACACTGCTGTTCCTGGTGCTACTAGCTCAGAGTCTTACATTTGGACAGGTGACAGCTTGTTCATGGGTATTCTTCGCGGTTCTGATGCTATCGTTCAAAAGTCTGGTAATGTGAAGGGCATGCCTGTTGCTGCTCTTAACTTATCATTCAATGATATGGTTAGCGGTCAGTATGACAGCCTTGACAAGACTCGCCGATATGTTTGGGGTGAAGAGGTCAACACTTTCCATGCTGTTGATTCTACTCTTGGTCGTATCATCACTGATTGTCTATAAGATAACCGGTGATTTATGATCTGTTCTTGTGGCCATCCAATTCCAAACTTGTTAGCTGAAAAAGATGCTGACAAAGAAGCGATTGAAGACTTGACTAGGCAAGCGCAAGCCGAGTCCGGTCAGATGGCTACATTGATAAGAGCAAGACGCGATCAACTGAAGGCTGAAGTAAAAGCTGAACAAGCCTTTGCTAAGGCCCTTCAAAACTCTGCTATTGATTTAACTAAAACAATAGAAGCAGCAATCAACACAGCCAAAGTTCAAAGCATACTTGGATATAGTGACCAACAGTTGTTGGAGTTTATCCTTCAAAGTGGACTTGGACTTGCTGTTGATGAGTTCATAGAACAAACTGACTTAATAAGACAGGCTGTTCAAAAAGCAATCTTGGCAATTAAAGAAGACATGAACTTCTCAGCAATAGCTTCTAATTTAGACGCTATTCAATCCATAACTGCCAAGACAGTATTTGAGGATGTTATCCTTCCACCTGTGAAGAAGAGCATCACTGAAAGCTTGCGTGATGTCATGCTTGAAGTTCCAGCTTCAGTCATTGCAAGCAATCTCCAATTAAAGTTGGAAAGTTCCATTGGTCGACAACTCACCGAAGTCAAAACACAGATCAGCGCTTATGGTCGCTCTGTTACTGCTTCGATTGCAGAGGAAGCCGGCTTGGATTACTATTTATATACAGGCCCAAAAGATGGAATCACAAGGCCATTCTGTCGACAACTGATCAATCTTGTTGTATCTAAACAACAGATGAACAGACTCAACAATGGTCAAGGAATGTCCGTTCTTATTAGTGGTGGTGGCTATAACTGCCGACATAGTTGGAGTCCTGTTTCAGAAGGCTTCATTGAAGCGGCCAACTTAACCAAAGCAAGTTCCAGCGACATATCCAAAGCAAACGCAAAAGCAAAGAGGTGATCATGATCAAGGTAGCAACAAACGACAATTTGCTTTTCGAATGGAACTCACCAACACCAATCACAGGTGATGTCACTCTTGAAGTCTTTGGTGCTGAAGCTGAAGTCAGCATCACACTCACTCAAAGCCGATCTGACTTATCAATCACAGCGCTAGCTAATGACAGACGAACATTGACACTTAGCGCAAGCGCCACAGCTTTACAGGCTGATCAAGTCAAAGCTTTCATCATCACCAATGGTGATTCTCACTTTGCTGTAAAGATCACTCGAATCGTAGACACCACAGCAATCTTGGCTGAACCTTTACCAAGAGAGATCGACCTAAGCACAAGCGCAAGTCTTCAATTCGCTATGTATTATGGAACAGTGACCACAGCACAAGTCACAGACACTCCAGGATACTATCCTTATACTGTCAGCTATACAGCCGACATGGGAAGTCAAAACCAATCTCGAAGCGAGAAGGGCTTGATCAAGGTCACTAATAGACCATTCGACACCGGTCTTGATCATGATGAATTAGTCAGCACATTCGCCAATCTTGCGGACATGGTCCCAAGACGACAATCAAGCTTTGAGCCACAAATCAAGGCAAGCTTAGACGAGATCATCTTGACTATTAGAAACGCTTTAACAGCAGACGACATCACAGAGGATGAAGTCTTCAATCCTGAAAGCTTCAAGCTTGCTCATGCTTATTGTGCATCCGCAAGAGTTTATGAACAAGCTCTCCAACTTGACGCAGCTCAAGCAATGAGAACACGTTGTGAAGAGTTAATGGATAAAGCGCTCTCAACTATCTCGCTTGATTTAGATGGTGATGGAATTGTTGACAGTGGTGAGGAAGTCCTTCCAAGAAAAGGTGGAAGCGCTTCTGACTTTCGTGCTTCTTGGCGTTGGTACTCAAAGACAGCTAGTGATTCCTTCTTTACTCCCAAGAGAGGAATGAAACACTGATGCAAGCAAGAATTGATTTAAATCTTCCAAGATCACTTTGGACTCAAAGAGATAGTTTAGTCCTAGCTTCAAACACTCTTGCATCAATCAAGATGAGGACAAGCAGGGGCATTGATGCAACAGGTAATCAGTTTAAAGGTTATTCGACAAGACCTTTATATGTTCTAAAACGTGGTGCTAGACTCAAGCCAAAAGGCGGTCGTTTATCTCGAACCGGTCGAAGTGTCTTTTATCAAAATGGTTATAAACAATATAAGCATGAGAGTCGAAGACGTGGGACACCGGGAGAAAGCGCTGAAGTTGATTTGGTGCTTTCTGGAAATATGATGAACAACTTTGTTGTAAAGCAAGCCACAATCAATGGCTTTAAATTAGGCTTAACTCAGCAGGCTAATTATGGCTATAGTGTGAACATGGATCGTGAGTTTATAGGACTAACAGATCAAGAAGTTGACATCCTTGTCCGCGCTGTTGAGTTTGATTTAAGGAGAAAACTACAATGAGTCAAGGCATCTTCTCAGCGCTTGAATACTTGGAAAACTCCATTGAAGCGATTAGTCCAAAAACCGATTCTCATCATGGCTTTGTTGCTATCAATCGCGGTGGTGGTTTTACTGCCAGCTTAGAAGACAGGCCCAACTCAACAAGATACTTTGAGCTTGCCATTGATGGCCTTGCCATTGATGATGGTCAAGCTGGTCTTAGCGGTCGAAAGCGGTCAAGGATTCAATGCCGAGTAAGATATGACATCCCTCATGACTCAGGCTTCTTGACTCGACAAATCAACGAAGATGTCGCTGATCTAATCGACAAGCTAAAAGGTCCACAGTACCAACTAGCAACAACAGGCATAATAAGCTTGATTCCTTTGCAAGCTACACTTGAAACTATACTTGATGATAGGGGTGAAGTCTTTGCTTATCTCTTGATT